TTGCGGATGATCGCCAGAGACAGGATCGAGACTAATACGGGGTGCAGAAATCTGCCTGTGTGCGTCTTTACCGCACAACCAACAAGGGACTTTGGCTACCTCATAACTAACCAAGTTTTCTTGCTGGTGTCCATCTTTACAGATGAAATCAAATAATCTACGAGTCATCCTGAGCATCTCCCGATGAGTCTTTTTGCAATGCCTCGTAAGCCTGTTCTGAACTTTCCTTAAGAGTCAGCACCCATTGAAGGATGTCTAATTGCCCTTTACGAAAGTACAGATCTAATTCAGTTTGGATTGGAGCGACTTTATTAACGGCATCAAAGATGCCTTGAACATCCTCAAGGAATTGCTTCCATCCTTGAGTAGTCATGGTTGAGAATCGCTCCTCATAATACTTTTCTAGCGCTTTGTCCATAGTTTTCTCCTGTTTTAGGAACTATGTTGTATTATTACAACATTATGCTGAGTGTAGCATATTTTTACTTGATTTGCAATAATTAGGGCTACAAAGAACTTGACAAAAGTAAAGAAATATGATACCTTAGTGTTTTAAGGAGAAACTATGCCATTCTATCGCCGTCTTACTTCTACTGACTATGATCTAATTAAAACCTTAGCTTTACAAGGAAAAAAACTAGAAGATATTGCTAACCAGTTAAGCACTCCTGTAAGCCGACAACGCATAAAACAAATAACACAACAGCTTGGTATTGATTCTTTTAAAATTCGTCAAGTTAAAAAAGCCGAAGAATTACATACCAAAATGTTCTCCAAATGGGGTCAGCATTGGGATAACAAGAAGTTTCGTAAAAGCGCTATCTATCAAGCCATGCGGGAAAAGTTTAGAGCCAAAAAAGCAAATGCTATTCGTATTGGTAAAGAATTTACAATCGAATTTGGTGAACTTACTTTTCCTACGCACTGTCCCATTTTAGGAATGGAATTAGATTACTTTTCCGATTCTCGTACTGAAAACTCTGTTACTTTTGATCGAATTGATCCGTCAAAAGATTACATATCCGGCAATGTTGTAATTATTTCTTGGAGAGCCAATCGCATTAAAAACGACGGCACTGCCGAAGAACATCAGAAAATTGCTGATTTTATAAAAACTGCTCTAAACTGTCATATATGACACTAGCAGTCCTCTGCGCCTTCGTAATCACTAAAAGTCTTTAGAACCTCATATATGGCTGGGATTAAGTCACCCTTTAAATCTTCCATACCAATGTAGTGTGCGTTTTCTTTGACTGTAGCCATATTGCCATGCCTTGCCGACTCATCATAATGAATAGCGACTTGGACTTGGATTTGGTCTTTAGTGCCAAAGAAGTTAGTGATTCTAGCGTAGGCTTGTGGGGCTGGTACGCCAAATTGAGTTTGAACTGCGAGCTTGAGTGCCATGTAATTCTCCTTAGTATGTCATTTCAGTTGTTTCTACCTTACAAACTGTTCGTATAGTCGTACTAGCTTGTCCAGTAAAGGTAATGCGTAATCCACCGTTTGTGGTATCTGCCGTAGCCGCTATAACCCAGCCTGATGCACCTGCGTCTTGGGCTAGTAAAGTCGTAGTTACAGAGCCTACAATCGCTGTAGAAGCCGCATTAGCACCACGCTTAATTACACCTTCTAGCTTCCATCCTGATGTATTACCACCGCCTGTAACTCCTGAGATAACAGTTGCTTTAAATAAATAAGCAGAGTTGTTAGGTAGTATTACTTGGTTTGTTGTTCCTGCGGCTGATGAGTTAGATGCTAATGCAGTTGGTGTTGCATCTGTGGTTTCTCTTGCAAGAACTAATACGGCAGATTGTGTTATTCCTGTTACGCTTGCTGTTGGGCTATTAGAAGCCGCAAAAACTGTGTTTCCAGCAATACTTCTTGCATTACCTCTTGACGCACCTAAAACTGCTGAACTAACACCATTTGAAGTATTACCAAAACCAATTGCAATTGCAGCAGTACTTGAAGCAGCATTTGAAGCCCCAATTGCATGAGAATCGGCAGCACTTGCTGTGCTGTTTCTTCCACCAGCTACGGAAGAATAAATACCAGAAGCGGTATTAGTTAAACCCCCACCAACTGTTGCCCAATCCCCACTAGCCACATTCCTATTAGCCGCAGTACCAGCATCACCACCACCACCGATAAATGAATAACTACCTGTAGCTTGGTTATTACCACCGCCTACTACTACTCCATGAGGAGTAAAGAAAGATAGAGTGCTTGTAGATGAACCTGATGCGTTTTTGCTTAAAGTTAAAGATGTTCCGCTTATGGCGGCTACATAGGTATCACTAGCGATTGATGTGCCTGATATGTATTGACCTACCTTAATATTGGCATTAGAACCTGACAGCGTTACGGCTGTTGTAGCGTTCATTGTTCCGCTTTGAGTCGTTACTGCAGAACCGCTAGTTCCTGCGTTAGTAAAACCACCACCAATAAAATTAAAATATCCTGCGGCAGTATTTGATTGACCAGCAACAACGCCAGCACCATATTGGTTTGCATTGTTTGCCGCACCTCCAGCAACTACAGCGTATTGTGCTGATACTGTGTTGAATCCACCACTTAAAACACCAGCAATAGCACCCGTTACGGTATTGTTTGTTCCACCGCCTATAACACCTAACTGTGCTGATGCAACCTGACTTGCCGCACCCCTAGCAGTCTGCCAATCAACAGCATTAGCACCCCTAGCATTACCACCTGCTGTAGTAGATGTAGTAGCTTGTGCTTGTAATGCACCTGTTCCTGCTGGTTGTACAAATAAAGCACCATTAGACTCTAGTCCAATAGTAGATACTCCACTAAAGGATAGGGTAGGAGTTCCGTAGACTGCTGTAGTGGTTGTGGGGATGTAGGTGTTGGCTGTTGAGCCAAACTCTGCTTGTGCGCCATAAATAACAATGCCGCTTGTTCCATCACCAGCAAATGAAGCGCCAAATTGATTTACACTAGCCCCAACAGGATAGCCAGTAATGGCAAGTCTTGAGTTAGTATTTATGGTTGCGGTTGTTGTTAAAGTAATCCTATACCAACCAGTTGCTCCAGTAACCGCAGTTATTGTTCCTGTACATCCTACAAATGGAGTTACAGCAAGGGTAGATAAATTATAAGAACACGCATAAACACCATTTCCAACATCAGACAAATAAACTAAGTTATACCCCGATGCTTTAACATAAACACTTAATGTGTACGGGCTTGTTGCAATGCCGTAACCAGCACTAAAAAGCCAATGGTTTGTGTTTGTAACTGTGGGAACAAGTAAAAATGCTGTAGAACCGCCAAACGGGTCAGATTGTGAACCAGTCAATGTTCCAGCCACATTAGTCCATGTGGTAGCAAAAGAAGCTGAATTTGTAAGAAAGTTTGTACCAGTACCCCTTAACACTCCTGTCTGTCCTGTAATCGTAGTAGCGTTTACAGTTGTTGCAGAAGTAGCACCAATAGTAGTGCCATTGATTGTGCCGCCTGTGATGGCTACTGCATTGGCGTTTTGTTGCGCCATATCGCCTAAAACACCATCAATACCAGTTAAAGTGTTGATTTGGTTCTGTAGAGACACTAGAGTATCGGTAACAACCTGTGAAGTGCCGGAACCACCGCTACTAATGATAATATTCTTAGCAACTTCAGGCTGTAGGATCTGACCGCAATCAATTTCACTACCATTTGATAGGTAAACAACTAAGGAACCATCAAAGTCAATCTTAGCGTCAACGACAGAGATGCCGTCTTTGCCATCTACACCGTCTTTGCCGTCGGTTCCATCTTTACCGTTGATTCCATCACGACCAGCTTTACCGTCTTTACCATTTTTACCGTCTTGTCCTGCAGGTCCTTGGACACCTTGCTTGGCTGGGGTGTTGTTTAGCTCGTTTAACTTAGCTTCTAGCTTGGCTTCAATGGTTTTTAATGCTTGAATCACCATATCAGCGTTCTTACCAACTGCTTCGGTACGTTTTTGCTTCGCTTCAATAATAGTTTGCTCTACTTGAGCTAAGGCTTGTTGCTGTTCCTCTAACGAAACAGCACTATTACCGATTTTCTTGATAAAATCTTTAATATTAGCCATTGTTGGATAATTTCTCAGTTAAGTTATTCAGGAAGTCTTCTTCTGCTTTCCCTATTGTAGCAATTTTATCTGCCATTTGCAACTCAACAATCTTGGTGTTGTTTTTTAAGTCTGCTTCTTTGAGCATTAACTCAGCAATCTTCACCCTCCGGTCAAATTCTGCGTTAGCAGCATTGCCTTCGTCCGGTAAATTACGTGAAACAGCAGAAATAACCTTGGCTTCTACTTCTTTAGGAGCCAACTGAGCCTCAACCATGGTCTTCTGAGCGTCTGCCATGTCTTTAGCGGCACTAGCGTCAAGCTGTTTAATCGTAGACTGTGCAGCTTGCAGTTTCAATTGCTGCTCAACCTGAGCCAATTGCTGTTGCTCTGGGTTAGGCTGCATCATCTGCTCTAGTTGCTGGATCATCTCAGCACGATTTGGCAAGCTAGAGGAGCTAATGATACCTTTGAGAATCATTGGCAGTACTGGAGTGTCAGGACCGAGGGTCTGGAGCAATGCGATGAGCTGCTGTTGTTCGTATTCACGGGCAATGATACCTAATGTAGCCATTGGGATAAACTTGTAATCAGAAGCAGGATAACGCTCAGGATCAAACTGCATAAAGCGATAAGCAGCTTTACGAATCAATGGAACTAAGAAGTCCTCTTGGAAGTTTGTTAAGGTACGCTTGTACTTCTTAACGATACCAGCAACCGACATTGACATCTGAGCTGCGCCGTCACGGGTAAACTGTGTTGGCTGACCAGAAGCATCGGTTGTTCCTGTAGCCTGAAGAAGCATTCTCTCAAAGTTCTGGCTAATCGCCAAGTTACCTTGGTCGGTAGTTCCGAACTTGAATGGGAATAGGATCTCTGCTGGATTACCATTGGTGAGGATTGCTTTACCGGGTTTGACTTCAAACTTAGCGCCACGAGGTAATCGTGTAGCATCCATTGCAATCATTGGCGATGTGGTGAGAGCTAGGCTGTCAAGGTGTGAACGCAATTGAGCGTCAATACCTTTTTGCATATTGTAAGCCTTCTCGACTGTGCCACGACCCCAGAAGCGATTTGGTACTGTATCATCCTGATATGCTACGACAGGACGATCTTTCATCATGTAAGGCGTTTTCTCCGCTTTGAGTAGTAAGTCGCCATTAGCAATAACAACGATGGCTTCGACGAGGTCGCTATACTGATCCGCAGTGCTATCCTCCGGAAATAAGTCAACAACTTCTTCACCTTCTTTGTTCTCCAATTGTTCAATGTATTCACGAGGAACTAAACCGTAATACTTCATGAGAAGTACTTTGTCGTCTCTAAACTGTACGTCTTCCTGTGTTGGCTCTAGGTCGTCGTCTTGTCCGTAGGGCTGAATGTCTACCTTACGATAGATACCCTTCTCAATACCAGAGACAATCTGGTGAATCGACACATAAGACTCGATAGCAACTCCCATTGCCTCATCCACAGTTGTGGCGTTAGGATCAATGAGGAAGTTCTTTGGATTGATGGGATTTAGCTTGACGCAGGTATATTCCTTCTCCATCACTCCGTAGGCGGCGGTACCATCTTGCATTGGCATTGTCTGAGGATATATCTCAGTCTTCTTAGAGACTGTTAACTCACCAATACCAGTACCGTAAATCTCAGCTAACAACTCAACCTGAGTGATAGCCTTCTTAATGTTCTCTTTCTCTAGGTCTTCTTTCAGTTGGAGTTTAAGGATTTCAATATCGATAAGCTGTTGATCGGCAACATCATCAGCGATGTCAAACCATTCACCGTTTCCGAATACTGCTTCACAAATCTCTGCGTGTCTTGTTTCCACAGCCTGTTGAGTCGCTGGGGAGATAATACGGCTGCGCTCAGATTCTCTAGTACGGTCTTCTGCAGCCCACTTACCTCTAAATATTCTTTCATACTCTTTCCAATCTTCTAAATAATTCGTATCACGATGATCACGCCAGCGGTCACAATGCGATACAACGAACTCGACAATCTCTTTGTCTGATTCGGTTGGTTGCTCGAACTCGTTTTGTCCTAGTTCGTCTTTTTCAAATTCAGCCATGATTTTCCTTTAATAGCCAGAAATAACATCGAGTACTTCATAATCATCTTCATCATAGTCCTGTTGATAACTGGTCAAGGACATCTGATCGACATACGCTAATGCGTCCACAAGGTCATCGTGGACATTAGCGGTAGGAAACTGGAGTAACTGATCTACAAACTCTGTCCAGTCTTCATCTTCGTTAAGGGTAATCCTACCGTGTTCAAACCTACCCTGTAACGCCCAAGCTACTCGCTCAGTCTTTTTCTTGTTGCCATGCGTCAAATCTGTGATGTGAAAATAAGTATTGTTCTTCCTCATCAAATCGTTTAAGTAGGGATGCACCGCATTCTTTAGCGCCCCTCTTTCGATTCCTACAGCCATCGGTTTGTATTCTTGTACAAGTCTAAGTATCTTTCCCGCTGTCTCTTTAATATCCCAACGACCATGTACAATCTTCTCAACGAACCAATCTCCAGTATCTTCTACTTTTACAATTGCGATAGCGGATTCGTCTAACCGTTTCTTAGAAGCACCTGCATTCTTAGCAACCTCTTCAAAACCGGCAAGGTCGATAGCGATGATGTAGTCGCCATACTGCGGAGCTTCGCCATACTTAATCCACTCTTCTTTGAATATCTCTTGACCGGCATTGTCAAAAGAAGCCTCATACTCTTGTTTGAACGCAAACGATGAGAGTGTTTTCTTCGCTGCGTCCACCTCTTTCGGGTCAATCGTCTCATTGTCTTTCGTGGTGAAGTGCCATGCTTTCCATTCTTCGTCTTCTTCTTCCATCCCTAGTTTATACATATCGTAAAACCAGTTACGCCCTGACGGAGTGGAGATGAACATTGCCTCTCCTTTGTTATCCGACAGAGAAGCACGAACAATCTTCTCCCACGTCTCCTGCTTAATAAACGCACACTCGTCTAGGACTGCGTAATACAAACTCAAACCACGAAGGGTATCGCTGTTGTCTGCTCCACGAACATGAATCTTACGACCATTCACTAAGGTGATGTCCAGATTGTTAATGTGAGCAGACTTAATAACAGGTCTACCGATCTCTAGGAGGCTGTCCCAGATGATTTGTCTGGACTGTCCTAGGGTAGGGGACACATACAACACTGCGCTGCCCTCTGGAGCCTCTAATGCCTTTATAATGAGCATCATGGTAGCGAGTCTGCTTTTGCCACACCGCCGCCCTGCTGCTATCACTTTAAAGCGAGTCTTATCCTTAAAGACTTCAGTTTGCCAACGCAACAACTTAAAGTCAAGCGTTGTCATCTTCTTCCTCTACAGCGCCCATGTCCACGACATCAGCAGTTATTTCTGGTTGTGTTAGCGATGTAATATTGATGCTGATCTGTGGAGTGGTTCCACCGTTCTTTGCTGCATCGAATACCGACACCGGTAATATTCTATCGACACATAGCTTTAGTGCCGCCATGTTATCCTTATCGTCAGGGTTCAATGCTTTAGCGATAAGTGTTTCAATTATTTTATCTCCGGAAGTGCCTAGCAACCTTGCTTTGAATTCAGCAATTCGTGCAGAGTCTCCGGC